CACCTTGTTCTTGCGCGTTATTACCCATTGATGTAATCGCGCCCGCGTTCATTGAATTACGAACCAATCCGCTCATTTGCGCGGGTGTTAAGATTGCTTCCGTGCCGTGTAATAACTCAATGTGTCCGCCTTGTGGGCCTGTTACAACACCGCCTTTTGCGTGACCACCACCAAGACCAAGAAGTTTGCCAAATATGTCGCCAAAACTACCGCCAACGCCCGCAGTTCCGCCGCTTACTGCATTTAATATAACTTTAAAAACTAATGCCTTTATCGCGGCTTTTGCAATATCCTCGGCAAGTTTTTTAAACATATTACCTATTGCGTCACCAAGATTTGCCCCGTTTTCTAATGCAGTAAATAAACCATCAATTTGCGGCCCTACAACTGACATTATTTGACTTGTTTCGGCTAGTGCTTTATTAAATTGATTTTGCGCTTTTGCAGCCGCTTCGGTCTTTGCATCATATTGTACCAATGGCCCAGACTTGCCACCGCCTTCGCGCGATTGTAATGCTTCGATAGCCGACGCGCCACCCATTGATAATAAAACGTCTTTTTTTCTTGAACGTTCAAGAGATGGAAGTACGTCGTTTAAATATTGTTTTAATTCTTGTTCGGCTTCCGTTTTAGTAGGTAATATTAACCCTTCTAATTTGTGTGTTTGATGAAATTTATTGACTAAATAATCTAAATTATAATCCTTAGCCATTCCGCCAGTGCTTTTTGGCTTGTCGGTTTCACCAAACTTTGTGTTTAATTCATTTGCGTTGCCTAAAACTTTAACGTAGTCGCCAGTAACATAAGCAAGTTCTAATGTTTGTTTTTTATAGTTCTCAGTTGCTTTAGTTGCTTTTTGTAATGCTGCATCGCGTTGTGTAATATATGCAGTCGTTTGCAAATCCCCCGCCACGCCGATTGGTTTGCCTACTGATTCAATCGCGCTTTTTCTTACTAATTCATTCGCGGTGTTTAATTCTTTTAAAGATTGCCCGTATTCGCGTGCCGCTTCGTTTTGCTTGTAATATAAATCTGCTATTTTATCGCCGTATTTTGATGCGATTGCGTTTGCTATTAATGCTTGCGTGTATCCTTCAACTTGATCTTTGACCTCTTTTGTGTTAATGTTTGCAAGCGTTAACGCTTGATTATGATGACCATAAATTTCGTTAGCCGTTTTTAACGCTTGATTTCTTTCTTCTAGCGATTTTGTTGCATCGGCCGCAATAGAAATATATGCTTTAAGTTCAAATCCTGTTTTTTTTGCTGCGCCTGTTTCTTTATCTAATCCGTCGTTAAATTTTTCTTGGTCTTCTTTAACTTTTTTTAATTCATCCGAAACGCCTGTAAGACCTTGTAAGTATTCAAATAATGGCCCTAATGCCAAACCAAACAATCCCGCTATGCCTATGCCTGGAAGAATGTTTGCAATAGTTTTAAGACCGCTATATGCTTTGTTTAAGCCACCAGCCATTCCCGCACCCGCTTTATCTACTTCTGCGCCTAATGCTGCAAATGCCGCTTTTTGTTCTTCAATTTGTAGGGTAACAACTTTTATTTCCCCACCTAATTTTGTAATTCTTGCGGGTTCGGTTGCTTGATTTAAACGCTCTTTTAATAAACTTAAACGGGTGTTTAAGTCGCCTAATGATAATTTGAACTTATCAGTTTCGGCCGCCGTTTGTTGTAGCGATGTAAGTGCGCCTTTGTTGTCGGCCGTGATGACTATTTTAAGTGTTTCGGTTGCCACGGCTTAATTCTTTTTAGAGTATAAATTTAATAAACGCTTAATTTCCTCGGGTGCAATCGGTTCGCCTTTATATTCGGGTTCATCAATCGGCAACGGATGAAATCTATTCTCATTCATTTTATTTTTTTCACCGCTTCCCATTAAGTAAACCATATACGCAACCCGACGCGTGCGCGCCCATTCATTTGTTTCCGTTCTTTGGTGCGCGATAGAATAGATTGACCATTCGCGCCAAGTCATATTCCAAAACTGCTCAATGCTTATTCCACATTGAACGGCTTGCACTAGAACATCGTCCCAAGTTAATTTCCTTCTACGACGTTGTTTTTTTTTTCGTCAATAGTTTGTTCTACGTTTTGCTCACCTGGTAATGGTGTCACATTGTTGACCGTAGTATTAACAACATATTGAAAAAAATCAATAATCGCGCCTTCTTTTGCCAATATTCCACCGCACTCGTCAACCCAATCTCCGAAATCAAATTCCGTATATTCGACAGGGCCACGCACGGCGCATTCGGCCGCTGCTTGCAAGAATATTGCAATCTTTCTAAAATCGTAGGCAGAACCTAGCAACGAACCGAAAAACTCTTCAAGCGGCAACGGGTTTTCTTTTGTTCCCGCTAACTCGCACGCTCTTCGCATCGCCCAAGTTCCCCACTTTAGGGGAACGATTCCGCTTTTAAGTTTTAGTTCAAACATAGATTAATATGTCATTGATTGTAAAAATGGTGGGTTTGCGCTTCTGAAAGTAATAGTAAAAGTCATCAAAGCGTCAAATGGTGCAACCAATTCAAACTTTGTGATAAATACTGTTCCGCTATACACAACGTCACCGCTTGTAGGAACTACTTTACCAAACTTAACAGGAAACTGAACTTTGTTTGCAAACAAATCGTACAATTGCGTGTATGAGTTTACGGTGTTTGCGCCATCTTGGTCGATTGCGTTACCTTCTCCGCTAATTGTTGCTTCAAGTTTAGAACCTGGAACATATTTGTTTCCGCATTTACTTGATGCGTCAAGTTCAGTCAAAGACGAACTTATTGTGTTTGTTTTCAAACAAGCCATTGGCACAAAAGTGCCACTTCCTGTGCGGTCGATTAACACCAAGATGTCCGTGCCATTGATTTCTAATTGTGCCATTGTTTACTTTTTTATTGTTGTAAAATTTTATGTTCAAATCTAATTAACGTTCTAAAAACATTATCCATCGGATTCAATCCAGATAGATTGTGCGTTGTTGTTCTTGTTGTGACAACTTGAAAATCGGGCATAGTGTTTGGGTTTGCGCTTGAATTAATAATTTCCATTACTTGCTGCGCTACATCCTCACTACTTGCGAATCCAAAATTGTTACTTTTACTCACTATATCCACCAACAAAGACGCGTCAAATTGATTCATTGTCTTATTGCTTGTTTGATTGCTCAAACGCTCGCCTAAAACAATATAAATTTGGTCGCCTGTTGCATTTGGTGGCACCATTCCGTCATATATTTTAACACTTGAGTAAGACCCATTAAAGTAAATCTTACCGCTTAAAGCGTTAACGTATGCGGGAATGCCATATTTCCAAAAGTATTTCACAATACAAATATAGTTATTATTTTAAAATATCTTCGATTGCTTTAATTAGCACAGGTTTCTCGTCAAAAAATGGTTTGTAAAAGAAAGGTTGTGGCATCATATTGACTTTGCGAATGCCTTTGCCTTTGAATGCGCTTGCCACAGTTAATAATTCGGGTGTCATCCAAGTTTCGCCCATAAATACATAAGCACCCGTTCCAAATTCTTGGTAAGGCGCGTATTCAATTGCGTTTTCTAAAACTTTATTTAATGGCTTTGAATTGTCAAATGTATTTCCTGCACGCAATCTACCTCTATCAACTCCAACTCCTTGCGGTGAACCCGACACTTGTTTATTGTGTATTGCTATTGTACTCGCATCCATTGCCCTATTAACTCCTTCCACAAGTTTCTTTTCGGCTTTTTCAATTGCCAATTTTAATTCTTTGCTTCCAAGTAGGTCAACTTTTAACATTATAATTTCTTTGAAACACCTTCAAATTTGTAATATTGATATCGATTGTTTATGTCGTTAACGTTTTGCACGACATATTCTGCGCCCTTAAACTCTACAACATACGACGCATCGAATGGCACGCCGTAACGGATATAAAAATCAATTATGTCGTCGTATATAATTTGCGCCTGGTCCGTGCTTCTTGAATTTGCGCGCGGAATCGCCATACACCACACTTCTTGCGATGTGTATGTTGTAACGTAGCCGCCGCGCCCGTCACTTGTTAGTGTTGGTTTCTTTAGTGTGCATCTATCTTTGAGCGATGCCGCCGTTAATTCGCCCGTTCTTCTTGCTATTTTCATAACTACATTATTAATCCGATGCGTGAATATTTTTGACAAATAGTAACAACACTTGCTGGCATATTTAAAGTTGCTTCGTCACCACGATTCTCGTACCAAGAAGTTACTTGATTTAATATTGCAATCTTTAATTCAGTAGGCACGTTGTCAGTATAACCCGCCGTGTAAGTTGCTTTTAAATATCCGCACGGAATAGGTATGCGCGGAAACTGATTCCCCTCGGTTATTACCAAAGGAACGTTGCCGTTAAAGTCTTTCCACGCAATAGTTGACGTAACAGGCCCATAAGGAATCTCGATTGCGCCTTGCCAATTTTGAATCTCTGCCACGATGTTTTTAGGCACTAAAGAAAGACCCGTCATTTGCTCAATTGCTTGTCGTGCTGCTTTTATCCAATACCCAAACAAAGTGTCTTGAATCGCGCTTGTAACGTCAACACGCGCATAGGCTTTCGCTTCGTCGATTGTAACGGGTTCGCTAGGGTAACCGATTTCGGTTATTGTTTCGTCAATTACATAACTATACATATTCCTTTTTTTTGTTGTGTTCGTTAATTTTCTTTTGCATAAACTTTTCTAGTTCCTCAAGTTTTTTAACAGGCGAAACGGCGCGTTTTTTAATCGCTGCGCTTGCTTTGTCGTATTCTTTTTTGTCGTCCATTTTGTTTATTGCTTCAATCCACGATTCAAAATTACTACAAAAAATACCATCGTCGCCCAAATTCTCACGCAACCCCCAGGTATCGTTGCAAATCACGGGTATTCCACTACACGCCGCTTCACTTGCCGTCCTTCCCCAAGATTCGTAAAGCGATGGCATCAAAAGTAATCTTGTAACCTTGTACACATTGCGTATGTCGCTTTGAATGTCGCATATTGTGACGTTAGACGCTATTGGTGGCGATTGAATGCCGTACCCGCCTAATACTGCCAAAAACTTTTTATCGGGCAATGCTGCCGCTATTTTTGCAAACATTTCAACACCTTTGCCGCGATTGCAATTAATAAGCGTGATATATTCCGCACCCGTATTGTCAACCTGGTAATCGCTCGGCTCAACGGGCGGCGTTATTGTTATTCCGTCATTTGCGTAATTGCTTTCTCTCTTAACATACGGATTGTTGTAAACAATTGAAACGTGTGGGTTTCTATTTAACGTCGTTTCATAAAACGTGTTGTGCATATAGAAAATAATCGGGCGCAATGTTGAAACATCTTCAATAGTTACTTGCGTAAAATCTAGCGCGGTTGTTACTACGTCCGCCCATTCATACCAAGCATTGTCACGCGCTACAACTTGCACGCCGTCTATTTCGTAGGGCATTTGCATACGTCCGCGCATTACTACAACTTCGTGACCGCGACTAATTAAAAACTTGTGTATGGTGTGTGCATTGACACTATCGCCCGCGCGATAATCGGGTAGATAGTATTTTGCAGAATATAGTATTCGCATACACAAATATAAACAAAAAAACCCTCGCATTTCTGCAAGGGTTCTTACTATAAACTAAACCACACCAAGATTAAGCAAGTGTTCCGTAAGCGGCAGAAGCACCCAACATTAAGTTGATTTCTTCTTGACACTCAATTCTTGCAGTTACCAAGTTCTGAACGAAGTTTGTTCCGTTCTCGTAACTTAATTCGATTGCAAGACCTTTAACTTGTACACGCTCTAAATAGTCGGTATCAATTAACAATACTTTGTTATTGGTAACCCAAGATGCTGGAAGGATAGGCACTCCAAAGATAGTCACGCCTGTTCCGCTTGCATTCAAAGTTAAACCACCCGCACCAGAGTAATAACCATTGGTGTAAGTTGATTTAAGCAAAGAAGCCATCATTGCGTTTGATACTAAACCATAAGAAACGGTGTAGTTCAAATCCATTTGTTGAGCAATCATATCGATGATTTTCTTAACGTTGTCAGTTTCTGCGCTTGTTGTAACAGTTGCAGCGGCACTAACGGTTGAGAAGAAACTTGCATTCTCTTTCTTAAAGAAATCTCTCATCAAGATTCTTGGTAAAGTTGATTGCAACCAAGGTAATGAAGTAGCCATTTGCTTTGTGAAAGTTGAGAAACCTGCAAGGTAATTCTGAACAACTTTAACTTCAGTAAAAGAATAAGTGTTCTCCGCTTTGGTAGAACCTTCGCTTTGTACTGCAATGTTGTTTGATGCAACTTGCTCTTTGTAGAACACATAAAGACCAGTTTCAGTGTTAACCGTTGGGGTTAAGTCACGGAAGTTAATTTTTTGTGCTGGCAAAATTGCTTGACGAATTGAATAGGTTGCTTGAGGGTCACCTACTAAATTGTTTAATCCCATTGCCTTAACGTTAGGAAGTTCAATACGAAACTTTCTATC